AAGTAAATAATGTTTTGGGCTACTACATCCACCAAGAGCCAAGCACTATTTTGTTTATGCTGCCTAACAAAGACGACGCAGAGGACTACTCAAAAAGGCGTTTAGCTCCTATGTTTCGAGATACACACGAGCTAAGCGAGCTAATAAACGCAAATGATGCAAACAATACAATACTTATAAAGAATTTTAGGGGCGGAAATTTAGCCCTAGTTGGGTCAAATTCGCCATCAAAGCTAGCAAGTAAGCCTATAAAAGTTTTGCTAGTTGATGAAGCAGATCGCTGCGAGGCGACTAAAGAGGGCGACAGCATAGAGTTAGCGCAAAGGCGGACAGCTACATTTTACGACCGCAAAATAGTCATAAGCTCGACGCCTACCATTTCAGGTGCTAGCACGATCGAAAAAGAATTTATAAACTCCGATCAAAGGCTATTTTTTGTAAAGTGCCCTTTTTGTCAGCACGAACAAAAGCTAATATTTGAGCGCATCATATACGAGCTAGACGAACACAAAGAATTAGTAAATGAAAGCGTAAAATATCAATGCAGCGAGTGCGGTAGCCTGCTAAGCGAGCAAGACAAGAACGAAGCCGTAAAAAATGGGCGATGGATCGCACAAAATCCAAAATCAAAAATAGCAGGCTTTTTCTTAAACGCCATATACAGCCCTTTTTACAAAATGAGTGAGATAGTCAAGACTTATCTTGACGCAAAGGGCGACGAGCTAAAAATTCAAACATTTAAAAATACGATCGAGGCTCTAGCCTATGAGCCACCAAATACAAGCTTTAACGAAAATGAGCTATTAAATAGGGTTGAAGAGTATGACGATCAAAATTTATCACAAAATATAAGCTTTGTAACTGCTGGCGTGGATATACAAGGAAACCGCGTTGAGGTTATTTTTATCGGATGGTGCAAAGGTTACGAGGCCTACAACATCGACTATAAGCAAATTTACGGCAACACCGATCAAGATGAAGTTTGGCAAAAGCTTTTTAGGGAGCTAAAGCGTAAATTTAAAAGAGAGGATGGAAAAATACTAAGCACTACTTTAGCGCTAATTGATAGCGGCTTTAACTCCAGCCGAGTTTATGATTTTGTGAGCTTAACACCAAATTTCATAGCATCAAAGGGTGCAAGCGAGGCGAGCCAAAAAGTAGAGTTTTTAAACAAAGTAAGAGTGCTAAAAAAAGGCGTTAGGCTGATAAATATAGGAACATTCAAAGGAAAAAGCGAGTTTTTTAGGCTACTTAGCATAAAAGAAGCTGGCGAGGGATATTTTCACTATAACAAAAATTTTACAAATGAATTCTTTTTGCAACTCACGGCCGAAAAGTTGCAAGAGGTAAAGAACAAAAGAGGATATACAAAATTGCAATACGTCAAGACTAGGGAGAGAAACGAAGCTTTAGACATAACAGTGCTAGCATACGCAGCGGCAAAACTTATCAAAAACGAGCTGAGACGAAAAAGGATTAAAAATGCAAATTCATAAAAAGGTGCTGGTAAAAAAGACAAGATACGATCTAAATATGAGCGTCGAAAATGCATCACGCTTTGAGCAGCTTTGCGAAGCTTACGAGATGAAAAAGTCAGACATGGCGGATTATATTATAGAGAGCTTTTGCAAAGGAAACCCACGCTATAACCAGTATTTAATAAATTTAGGGGTTGCAAAAAAGAAACTACAACAAAAAGTTGAGCAAGATATAAGCCTTTTTGAGGGGGCGATATGCAAGTAAGCACAAAGGAGCTAAGTAACGCACTAGGGCTAACCGATAGGAGAGTGCAGGAGCTAGAGAGCGAGGGCATTATAAAAAAGCTAGAGCGCAACAAATGGGACTTGACGGCTTGCATTGATGACTATATAAGCTACAAAGTAAAGCTAGCCACTCAGAGCTTTGAGCTAAGCGAGGCGAGAGCCAAAAAAGAGTTAGCAGACGCCGAGTTAAAAGAGCTAAGACTAGCCAAAGAAAAGGGCGAAGTAATAGCCATTGATAGGCTAGAAAAAGACTTGAGCGACATCGCCGCTGCCGTATCAAATAAGCTTTACTCGCTGCCAAATAAGCTAAAGCGCAGCATCGATCTAAGCGATGAGATAGAAAATGCGATCAATAATGAAGTTGAAAGCATATTAACCGAGCTAAAGGACACCAAAATTTATAAAGATTTTGCGTAGATAGCTTTTAAATCCCCTCTTTCTCACTTGTAAAAAATATTTATAAATTTCTCTAAAATGAGCCAAAAAAGCAAAAAGGCTAAAGGCTAATGACTACACAAGAGAGAATTTTATTAATCGATAATGCGATCGATGATGTTTTAGATAACCTCAAAGATGGCATCGAGATAAAAGAATACTGGATTGATAACCTAAAAGTCGTAAAGCGTAGCCCACTAGAGCTAATAAGCGAGCTAAGAAGAATAAGAGCAAGCATAATAAAAGACGCGCAAAAGGCAAAAGCGACTAGCAAAACATATATTTTTGGGGATAGGTATTGATGAAGCGAAAAACAAAGCAAAATTTATCTAAAAACATAAGCGTAAAACCAAAGATAAATTTTTTCAAATATCCAAGCTTAGAGCCTAACCGAATAAACTCATACGAGATAAGCCAGCTACTAAGAAATCAAGACATCGACAAAGTAAGTGCAAAGCTAAGAAAGCAAGCACGTAGCATAAGTACGTCGGTATCTTTAACAAGTGGCTTTTTTGAGACACTATGCAGTGAAATTTACGGCGAGCAAGGTTTTATCCTTGATATAACTACACCAAAAAAAAATCTTAATCAAGCCGTGCAAAAATCATTTTTTGAGTGGGAGCATATATGCTGCAAATATGGCGTTTATGATTTTGGTGATTATGAGGAGATGATCCTAACTGCGCTTTATCGCGACGGCGAGGCTTTTATCAAGCTGCATAAAGGCGATATGCTACAAATCGAGCTAATCGACGCTGAAGATATAGATAACGACCTAACCGACGAAAGCAAACATATATATTACGGCATAGAATACGATGCCGAGCGAGAGATGACGCCAAAAGCATACTACCGACTACTAAAAAATGGCAAATATGAGGTAATCCCAGCATCCGAGATCATACACATTAAAAAGTCATCACTCTCAAAACAAAAAAGAGGCGTAAGCAAGCTAGCAAGTGCGATCTTTGACACTCACAGCAAAGACAAGCTAAAAAAAGCAGAGCTTGACCGCGCAAGGCTTGCGAGCGAGCTAACTGGGTTTTTTACTCAAAAAGATGAGGGATCGATACTTGGCAATGTCGAGTACGGCGATGACGGCGAGATAA